AGTTCTTGCCCTCCTATAGTAAAAATATAATTTAAAACTTTGCTGTGTCCAAAGGGCCTCATGTCGGCTCTTCGGTTCTTTAGCACTCCATTTCTCTGAGTGCTAAGTGTATTGTACTCATCTTGACCCAAAAAATCAAGACCTTTTTTGCTTCTTTTTGTTAAGATTTTGTGACTTTTCATTTTATTATCGTACCTACGTAATATTAATTCAAAAATGTAAGAATAATGTACGTTCCGTCGACCTCTTACCCCGCTTTAGCACTCCACCCATGCTAAAAATAAAAGTCCCTGTAACTTTCGCTCACAACTCCCACTCAGAGCCATAAACGATCGTTGCAGGGGCTTTCTTCATCTTACCGGTCACTCCATTTTGAATTTTCGGCAGTTCCTGCCTTCGGTGAGTGCCAGATGAACTATTTTCAGGCAGTGCAGAAGAGACATTCAGTGTTGGATACGTGTGTGGATCACGTTTTCCGCTCCTGCCCTGCCCAAAATATCATTTTTACTTCCCGCTCTTTGCCTTCAGGCGGTCGTACTCCTTGTCAGCCGCAATGGCTTCCTTCGTAAAGGAGTTGTTCTTCCACCATGCGACAAGTGCCGCAATGGTCGTGATGCCAGCCGTCACCAGCTGCTCCACAGTGGTGCTCTCGATGGGCAGCGGGCTCTTGCCCATGGCGCTCAGCATCTGGTTGGTCAGAGCCAGCAGCAGAACGGCGGTACGTGCAATGGTGCCTGCAGTAATGTTGAAATTCATACGTTGCTCCTTTCGTGTTCGTATTCATGTACTTCGATGTCGGACATTCTGTGGTTCAACACCTGAATGTCTCTCTGGATGACCGGGATCTTCTCCGCAAAACCGTTGTGCTTGCGGACTTCCCGGGTCAGCTCCTCAATTTTGTATTCCATCACGGCATTGGAACGCGAGTTTGCGATCAGTACGCCGATCAGGGTCACAACACCGCTGAGGATGGCGGCAATGATGCTTTCCATCGGCGCTCACCCCTTCCAGCGGCTCTTGGCTTTGCGCACGTCCACATGCACCCAGCCGTTGGTGCGTCCCAGACCGGGCGGGTAAATGCCGCAGCCACCGGCGTTGCCCAGCAGTTTGTCCGCGTAGGCATACACCCGCTCCACGCTGATGCCCTGCACCTGAATGTCTGCCGCCTTGCCGTACAGATGCTGGCTGAACTTTGCGGCATTCTTCTGCTTTGCGTTCCAGCTTGCCGTGCGGAATCCACTCGTGATTGTCACAGGCTTGCCAAAGTGTGTCCGGATCTTTTCCAGCACCTCCACAAGCGCCGTGTCAATGAACACCGGGTCGCTGCCGTCACGGCAGTAGAACTCGCGCACCTTGAAATGCTCCGAGAGCTTTTCGTTTCCATTTTTCAAAATGGAGTACGCTTCCAAACTCAAATATCATCCTTCCTTTCATCTTCCAAGCCGGAATGCTCCTTCTACCCGTTTCAGCGGCTTTACCTCCACAGGCAGGGTATCTGCACACAGCATCGCCGCCACCGGCTTTGCTGCAGCATGCGCTGTGATCCTGATATTTCCCGTCACCGATGCCATTTTGATTTGTGCGCTCGCGTTGTCCTCTGCCATGACAACACAACTTCCGGTAACATCCGTGCCACCCATCTCTACGGTCAGTTCCAGCATTTCCTTCTCGCTGTCGCCTACGTTGAACACATTTTGGTAGCTCATGCCGGCAACGATGCTCCCCACCGGATTCGTCTCACTCACGCCGTCCAGTGCCCGCTCAATGGTAAAGCTCTCGTAAGCGCCTACCGTCACGGCGCACTCGGCTTTCACACCGCCGCACTCTGCCGTCACCACCGCTGTGCCTTTCCGCAGGGCCAGAATGGTTCCATTTTGAGTAATTTTCACCACGTCCCGCGGTTTCGCGGTCACGTTCATCTTGCGGTAGAACGTATTCGTAGGCCCAACGCCCACCAACAGCTGGTACTCCATGCCTCTGTTCAGCTTCAGGTCGTATACGTTCAGCGCCACGGCTTCCACCTTCAGGGTGTACATGGTCGGGTGCAAGTTGTACTCCAGCGTGATCTTCGAGTGCCCCTTGTCGCTTTTGAACTGGCTCACCCACAAGAGACCCGAATAATAATGGCTGGGATTGTCCTCCAGCGCAAACCGCACCCGCTGTCCCTTCAAGGTCTCGCAGATGGTCGTGTACGCGGTCTCCCAGTCCCAGCCGGCATAGTCGTTTTCGAGGTAGAACTCGATCTTTCCGGTACGGTCATCGTAGGTAGGACGGTTTGCAGGGGTACGGCTGTAGTCCAATGCGCCGTCTCTGCATGGCACAGTTACGAACTTTGTCCGCTCAATGGGCGGTGCGATCACCGGCCGCGAGGAAGGGATCAGCTTCCAGTCGTCCCAGGTGTCAATGTAGTCGTCGCCTACATTTATAATAAGAGAATGGTACATTGATCCTCCTCACTTGCTGATGTAGCCAATGGTGGACTGGATCGCGTTCCACGCCTTGCCCGCCGTCGCAAAGTTACCTGCCTGCAAAGACGAAAGCTTTGCCGTGGTCGCACCAAAGGTAAAGTCTTTCTGATCCAGCTCATGCAGCGGGATCACTTCCTTCGTGCAGGGCAGCCAGTCATCGATACTGTGCGGTTCCGCGAGCACGTACGTCTCCTTCATAAAGTCCAGCCGGTCGGTGTCCACGCCAATATCACACAGGTCTGCAGCGTTGATCTGCACACTTCCAGTGAAACCGCTGTACTTTTTCAGCTCGTCCATGGCCTTCTTCAAAAGGCTGTCTCCCGTGGAATCGGTTCCTTCCACCACAAGGACGCGCTGGCACAGGCCGTACTTCTTGATGGATTCTCCGTTGTACGCTTCCCGCGAGATGGGGTTCGTGGTCTCCCAGAAGAGCCATCCGCTCTTGTACCAACCATATGCCTTCACCGAGTTCACGATGTCCCCGGCCTTGATGTAGTACGAAATGTCCAGCAGGTTCTTTCCAAGCTCGATCACCTGATCGGTCTTGTCGTTCAGTTTTGCCAGATAGTCCAGATATCTTGTGTAAACGCGCACGCCGTCCACCATTTTGATTTCTTTGCGCAGGCGCAGATATCCGCCGTACTTCCCGGTCAGGCTGTTCGTCAGTACGCTCCAACAGTCGCTGATGGCCTTGGTCTCCTTGTCCGTGTCGCTTTCCGGCTTTTCCACGGTCACGTTTCCGGGCAGGAACACCTTGCCTTCGCCCTTGAAGCCGATGTGTTCTTCCGGGTCGTCCTCCACGGTCAGCGCCAGTGCCAGCAGTTCGGGTGCCGTGTAGAACTTGTTCTCCACCTGACAGTCTCTGTCCTGCAAGTATCCAAACTCGCTCTCGCAGGTCACTTCCATGTCCAGCTCAAAGTTCTTTTCCGTTTCAGTGATGTAGCCCATAAAGATCTCGCGGCCGTCCTCTTCTATGCTGACTACCGGCTTTTTCAGCTCCAGCTTGTTGTAGAACGGGTTCGAGACGGGCACTGTAAAGGTAAACGAGCTGATCGCGTTGGCTTCCAGTGTCACTTCCGGGTCAAGGATCACCGGCGCATTCTCGTTGAACGGATCGTCCAGAATGTTTCGCTCTGTCCAGTAGTAGCTCTGTCCGTCCGCCGTGCCTTTGATCCGCCCGATGTACACCACATACCCGGATGAACGGATGCGGTTCACCTTGCAGCTTTTCCGGTTAGTGGTCCGGCCGTCGCTGGCTTCTACCGTCAGGATATAGTCGGCGTTCCAGTCAAAGTTTTCCAGCTCTTTCTGTGATATTTCAAACCGGTATACTCCATTTTGGATTGCCGTAAACGTCCTGTGCACTTCGCCGTTCAGCTTTTCGGTCACGGTAATGGTGTCGCCATCTGCATCATAAACGCGGTACGGCAGCCCGAACTTTCCCCACCGCCCAAATACGCCGTTCATGCCAAAGTAGTTGCTCTGGATCTCCGGTCCGCTGTTGGATGTCAGACATCCATTGTCGTCCACCGTGGCGTTCTCGTCCACGCAGAAACATACGAGAATATTCGAGCTGGAAACGCCCCACTGCCCCGTTGTCGTATCCCAGTAGGTGTTAATGTACCCCGGGTCGCCGGGGTCGGCACCTCTGCCGTGTTTCACGTAAAGGCTCAGCACCTCTCCGCGGGTGTTATCGCCATCCTCGTAGTTTTTGCTGCTTCGCGTGCTGAACACATACGTCCACAGGTCGTAGATGTTGCTTCCTTCGGTAATATCCGCCCTGCCGCCACTCAGACTATCCTCAAAAAATCTTCGGATTCCCGTAAACAGCGCCGTATCTCCGCTGAAGTCTACTACCCTTGGCACAAAGAACCGCTGTTCTTCCAGCGTACCGCTCTCACTTGAACCATAATCATACCGGATCGTCACCGGCACGATGGTCTTCAGTGTGTCCTCACTCAGCCGTGCTGCGTAGGTGTTTTCCAGCCAGTTGCGCAGGGTCGGCTCGTTCTTCCACGAAACATCTTTCTTGTTGTTGCCCCACTGCACTGCGTCTTTCAGCAAGGTGGTGCGCATCAGCATGGTCTTACCCTTGCCGTTCAGGTCTTTTTCGTAGTTGTGCTGGGCCACCACAAACTCTGCTGCAACGCCGTCCTCGTACACTTTCAGGGTATCACCGGGGTTCAGTTCTTTGATGATCGCCATTTTCTCACTTCACTTTCGCTGCGGTCAGCCGTCCCATCCGGTCATCGATGTAGCCAATGGCCTTTCTGCCGTTGATGGTCACGCTCATGCCCTTGATGCTCTCGGCCACGCCGTCCATGTGCCCGGCCAGTGCGTTGATGGCACGCAGCGTGTCCTCATTTCCGGCGCTCTTCAGTCCATTTTGAAGCTGCACTTCGGCATCGATCTTGTTTGCAAGGTTCCGGCTCACGTCTCCGTCAAGGCTCAGCGATTTTGTCTCTGCAAAGGCATTGTCGATCTCGTCCGCACCTTCCAGCACGTTGGTCAGGTCCACCACGGGCACGATCTGGGGCGTGTACTCGTAGTCATCGCCCATCACCTTGCTGATGGTCCCAAGCGAACCCTTTGCAATGTCCATGGCGTTCTCGGTCATGTCGCTCACGGCATCGTCCACAATGGGCGCATCTTCCTTCACGCCATCGCTGATGCCCTTGCCGATCTCCGAGCCAACGTCCTTTGCGCCGGTGGCCTTTTCCTTCTTCCGGCTGCTGATAAACCACGCAATACCGCCGATCAGTGCCGCGATAGCTGCAATAATACCCACCACGATCAGCAGTTCTGGCAGCACCGCCAGTATGGAAGCGCCAAGCCCGCCCAGTGCTTCGCCAATGCCGCCAACTGCCATTCCTGCACCGGCTCCTGTCGTTCCCAGCTGTCCAAGCATAGGCAGCAGTCCACTCAGGGAATTGCCGACATTTGCCGCGGCTGTCCCGATGTTGGCAAGCTTTCCTGCAAGGTCTCCATTTTGAATTCCGGAAAACAGCTTCAGCAGCATGTCTCCTGCCCCGCCGGTCAGCTGCTTTCCGGTGTCCGTAAACAGCAGATCGATCAGTCCCGTTGCCGCCGAAATGATGGCACCAGCGTAGTCTCCCTGCATGGCGGATGCAATGGCCGAGACGAATTCCGTCCCGATCTCCATGCCTTCCTCGCTGAATGCCGCCTTGAATACGGTGCTCAGGGTGTTTGTCATCTCCTCGCCCATGGCTCCGGAGACCTTCGTCCACACCTCGCTGCACGCATTGCTGATGGGCACCCAGTTCTTCTGGATGGCATTGGCAAGCTTTACCACCGCGCTTTTAGCGCTGTCCTCAAGGCCCATGGCATCTGCCAGTGCCCCTGCAAAGCTCACCATAGAACTGCGGGAGGAGAGCAGCTGGTCCTTCAGGTCGTTCACGTCGTCTTTGCTCAGCGGATTGCCATTCAGGTCTTTGCCGTCCGCCAGCTGCTGCTGGATGAGCCGGGTCTTTTCCAGCTCGGCATTCATGTTCTGCAGCGCTTCCACTGTGCCGAGGATGCTGGTGGTAATGCCCTGATACTTTGCTTTTCTTGCCTCAGCGCTGTTTTCGCCGTACTGCTCCACCGCCTGCTTGTAGGCGTCCTCACGGTCCTTCAGGCTGCCATCGCCGTAGATGCTGGTCAGAAGGTCCATCCGGCTCTGCATCCGGCTCTGTTCATCCTTGATGATGGAAAGCTGCGCATCCAGCTTGTTCAGAGACTGCTTTGCAATGTCATTTTGAAGCTGCAAACTCTCGGTCTGCACATCCAGATAGTCGTTCCAGGCCTCTTTTGTGCGCAGGTCGCTTTCGCCGTATTCCTTCCGCAGGGTCTCCCACTGCTCCTTCGCCTTGGCTTCTTTTTTCTGCTTCAGTTCCAGTTCGTCCTTCTGGTACTCAGTCTCCCGATCGATCTTGTCCAGCTTTGAGGTAGTGTTGCTGTTCTGGGCCGTCCAGAGGTTATACTCTTTTTCCAGTGTACCAAGGTCGGTGTCATACCGCTTCGTGATGTCTTCAAACAGGCCGGTGTACTGGTCTGCCTGCAATTTCGCAAGGCTGGTCTTTTCGCTCAGCAGGCTGGCGTAGGCTTCCTTGGTCTCTGTCTTGTCCGCGCCCCAGCGCTTCAGCATTTCGTCGTACTTTGCCTGTGCAATGGCCACCCGGTCGGTCTGGTTCGCAATTTCTGCCGCCGCGTTCTCCATCTTCTTCGCCAGCAGCGTGTCCTCGTCCGCACTGTATTGGTTCTCGGTCTGCCACAGCTCGTACTCGCTGTCCAGTGCTTCCCGTGCCGCCTTGTTTGCTTCCAGCTTCGGCTTGTACTTTTCCTCGATCTGCTGGGCCACGGTCTTCTTCGTGCCGGAGGAGCCTTTTTTCTTGCCGGTGGTTGTCGGTTTTTTATTCCCGTCATCGTCCGGGTCCTTCTTTATATCCGCGTCAAGGTCTTCGGCAGTCAGTCCGGTCTTGCCGCCGGGCTGCTTCACGCGGTAGGCCGATATTTCTTTTTCATACCATTTGTCAAAGCCCGGCATTCCCTGATATTCACTGCCGCTGAGCAGTGCATTTTGAAACTGACTGCCGTAGTTCTTTGCCTTATTCAACAGCCCCGGGAACAACTTATCCAGCCAGCTTCCGGCAGAATCCAGCATTCCGCTGATACCGTCACCAATGGCAGCCGTGCCGTCCGTTCCGGTCAGTCCTTCCTTGAAGCCCTCCGGGATGTATTCGCTCAAGGTCGCCATCCGTGTAGAGGGCGAGTGAATGCCCCAGAAATTGCGGAAGAATGTTTCTACGGTACTGCACAGTGTCGCTATACCGCCGGTAACAACGTTCGTGCTTTCCGGACCGGTCAGGCCGTTTGCAAGGCCCTCGGCCATATAGGTGCCGTATTCCGTCATTTCCCTCTCATCCGCTGCTGTGTCAGCAGAGTCAAGCAAACTTCCAAGCAGTCCGCCTTTCACGGTAAACCAGTTCGCCGGGTTCAGCTGTTTGCCGATCAGTTCCCCGGCTTCGTCTTTTTTCTCGCCAAGCCATTCCACAAACTGGCTCCACAGCTCTTCCAGCGCGCCTTCAATGCCGTTTCCCTCGCCACCTTCTCCGCTCCATGCCCAGCCGATCAGATCGATCACGGTCTGGATCAGCACTTTGCAAAGGGTCAGCAGCGCCGCGCCGATCGGCTCCGCGCAGTTATTGATAGTATTGCAGATGGCTGTCAGGATCGCTGTCAGCGCCGCTTCAATGTCGTCTGCTGCATTCACGATCACCTCGCGCAGCGGTCCTGCAAATGCACTCAGCACTGTCAGGATTGCCGCGGCAATGCTCAGCTTGATAATGCCTCCCGCAAATGCACTGAAGGCTTTGCCAAGGCTGATAAGACATGCCGAAAATACCACCATGCCTGCCGCCACCGGTGTAATGGCACCAACGGCAAACAAGCCCAGCATGATGCCAATGGTTCCGATCACTCCCGCAAAGGCTTCTCCTGCCGTCAGGCTGGCCAGTCCCTTAAAGGCCGGTGTCAGGATCAACAGTGCAGTGGCCAGCATCAGGCAGGCACCGGCTGCAGATGCCAGATTTGCGGAAACAAATCCCAGCCCCCAGCATCCTGCGATCAGTACGCCAAGTGCTGCTGCAAGGCTGAACACGCTCTTTACAATATCTGCAAAGTCAACATCCGCCAGCATTTTGATAGCCAGCGCCATTTCGATCATTGCCGCGCCCATGGCCACCATTGCCACCGCTGCAGCCGTGCTCTCGGGTGCCCGCTTGCCAAGCAGATACAGTGTGCCTGCCAGTTCGATCAGCATTAAGCTCACACCGGCCATGCCCGCGCCGCCGGCGTCCGCCCCCATAGCTTTGCCCATCTGTTTTACGGCAGCTGCCATCACCAGCAGCGAAGCACTGGCGATCACCATGCTCTCTGCACCCATTTTCATCCGCAGGGGGTTCACCTTCGTGTTTGCCATCAGCACCAGCAATGCCGCAATGCCACTCACCACAAGCCCTGCGCCCCGGATACCGTCCATCATGCGGTCACCAAGGCTTGCAAAGATCGCCACAGCCCCTGCCGCCATCAGCAGCGCCGTTCCCATTGCATTGATGGCAACCAGCATTCCACCCAGCTTCACAAGATACTTGATGATCTTGTCAAGGGTGCCCACGTCTGCTTTTCCCGCCAGCTTCTGCGCAAAGCCTGCTGCCACGGTCAGGATACTCATGGCAATGGCCACGCCATTGATGGCTTCCACGGCCCCGTCAATGTCAAGGCCGTTTGATTCCGCTTTTGCCAGCGGGATCAGTGCCAGTGCGATCATGTCCACCGCCGCAGCCGCAGCCACAAATCCGCCCGCACCCTTCACACCGCCAAGCTGCTTGTTGAACAGCGCCAGCAGTCCAGTCATTCCGGCCAGCATCGCTGCAATGTGTCCAACCGCTTCCACACTTTTCTCTGCCTGGGCCGCGTCCATTTTTCCAAGCTTTGCAACCGTGTTCGTCAGCGCCGCCATGCCGATGCTGATAGCTACAACGGTCCCGATCAGTTTCGCCGTGTCAAGGCCTGTCAGGTCAGTGGCTGCCAACACTTTCAGCGCCACCACCATGCTGAACAATTCCGAGATCACACTGGCCAAAGCCTGCACCGCCCGCGTCGGGTCGTTGATCTTCGCCAGCAGATACATGCTCCCGCTGATTAACGCCACCGCCGTTGCAATGGCTTTCGCTGCAGTTGCGAGGTTGTTCGTGGTGTTTGCCTTCGTCCAGGTGTTCACGGCACCCGTCAGGCTCTTAAAGAAATCACCGATCGGGTTTGCCAGCGTTTTCTTGAAGTTGTCGCTTGCCTTCTTCAGCAGCACCGTTGCACCGTAGATTGCTGCCGCCAGTACGCCCACGTCGATCAGCGCCAGCAGCCGGTAAAGATCCACTCCATCCTGCAGGTTGAAGAAATCCTTCACCGCGCTGAGCGCATTCCTGCACGCACCGCTGATGTTTCTCATAATGCCGGTCAGTGTTCCGCCAAAGTCCGCAAGCGCCTTTTCTGCCTTCTCCGGCAGGCTCAGTACCACGTCCCGGATGTTCTCCAGCAGCGGTACCTTGCTGTCGGCAAACTCGCTCACCGTGTCCCCGGCACCCTTGAACCCGTTGAATGCACGGCCGATCAGTGCACCAATACCCTCAAAGGCTCCCAGCAGAATGCCACCCAGCAGCTGGAACGCCGTACCGATGACGTTTCCTGCCGAAACACTGCCTATTTTGAATTTGTCCAGCACACTGCCCACAGCATCCACCACGGTGCCGAATGCGCCGAACTGCTTCTTTGCCTCTTCCATGTTTCCGCCGCGCACAAGGGTCTTCACGCCCTTCACCACGTCCGCAATGGGGCTCACCAGAGCCGCAACAGCACCCACAAGGATACCCAGCACATCGCTAAGGCTCTCTGCCTGTCCAAGGCTTTCGTCCACCCATGTCAGCAGATTGCCGATGCAGCTTCCAATGTTCAGCAAAAGGTCACTCATCGGGCTCAGCAGATCCAGCAGCTTTCCAAGGATCATAAAAGCAGTCTTGCCAACCGCCTTCACGCCCTTCAGCCCGATGCTCAATACACGGAATACGCCGGTAAATACTTTCTGCACCTTTTCCGCAGTTTCTTCGCTCAGCGCCATTTTCCCGGTCAGCTCGTCAAACCCCTTCAGGAAGTTGTACAATGGGCTTCCGTCGGTCATGAATACGTCACCGAATCCGTCCCGGATCGGGCTCAACACGCTGTTGATGCCTTCCAGCACGTTCAGGATGCCGTTAAAAAAGTGCTCCCGGCCGCTCAGCTGGTTCATATTGCCTGCAAGGTCGTCCAGGTTCACACTGCCATTTTGAATTTGCTCCGCCATGGAGTCGTAGGCATTTGCCAGCGCGTCCACCTTGTCCCGGTCAAACCCCAGCTTATCCAGCTCTTTGTCACTCATGGCGGCACGCTGATGGTAATGCTCAGCCGCTTCCCCAAGCACTTCGTACAGCTGCTGGGCCGTCACACCGCTTTCTTCCAACGCCTTCTGGAAACTGCCTGCCTCTTCAATGCCTTCCTCGCTCAGCAGTCCCTGATTCACCAGTGCTTTCTGCAAAAGGTTTGTGTAGTTGTCTCCGGCTTCGCCAAAGCCTTCCGTTCCCAGCAGCTGGTCAAGGCCAGAGTCGAAGGCACTCTTCAGCCAGTTGTTCCGCCCGGCCGCACCGCCTGCGAACATGTTCCAGAACTCTTCCGCCAGATCGCTCCAGAATCCTTTTGCTTCCTCGTAGTTGCCAAACAGGATATCAAAGGTCTCCATCCAGCCGCTGCTCACAGCGTCCTTCGTGGCGTCCACCGCTTCGCTGAAGCTCTTTGCCTCCTGTGCCGCCTTAAAGGCCTTCACGGTCACTTCGTCGTACTGGTCAGCCAGGGCATCAATGGCCTGCGATGCCAGCATACCGGGATTCGCGTCCACCATCTTTTTCACGGCTTCGCTGAACTCGGCAAACTTGCCAAAGGCGGTCTCCATCACCTCTTTGTCAGCCCATTTTGTCGATAGCGTTGAGCTGAACGTGCCAACCGTCACAGCGCCTTCTTTGATCTTGCCAAGCGCTACACCGGTTTCGATGATCTGTTTTTTCAGCTCAGCAGTTGCCACGCCCGCAAGCTCTACCGATTTCCAGTCCATCAGGCTCAGATAGCCCTGACTGTAACTCTGGTTCAGGTTATAGATCACGCGGGAGAACTCGCTTGCACCCTTGCCTGCATAGGCCGTGGCGTTTGCCATACCCATGATCATCGGGATAACTTTCTCAATGTCGCCGCCGGATGCTGTAAGCTGTCCAAGGGATTGTGTCATGTCGGTAAAGCTGTAGCTTGTCTCGTCCGAAAACCACATCAGCTTTTCCAGATAGCCGTTCACCTTTGCAATGCTCTTACCCGTCGCATTCATGATGGTCTGCACGCTGGCGGTCTTCTGGGCATACTTGTTCCAGCCGCTCGTCACCTGATCGAGGGAAAGGCTTTTCACCAGCTTCTCACCGGTGTCCACGGCCTGCCTTGTAATATGGCTCAGGGCCGCAACACCCATCACTTCCACCGCCGAAAACTTGCCGCTCAGGTTGTCCAGCGCGCCCTGCATCTCATCAAAGTCCACTTTGGCCGACGCATCGCTGATCTTTTCAAAGCCCTTTTCCGCGCCGTCCAGCTGTAAGCTGTCGTTCAGCTTTTCAAGGCTCTGCATGGTCTGGTGCACATTCTTCTCAAACTGCGCGTTGTCAAACCGCATTTCTACTACGCGCTCGTCCACTTCCTGGCTCACAGGCTCTTTACCTCCTTCCACAGTTCATCGGCCAGAGCAGAAAAAATCGGAGCCAAGGCAGGGTTAATGTAATCCACTCCCTGCACATAGGCCCCGTTTCTCGTCCCGTGCCCGTATTGTAAGATCACCGCAATAGGCACTCCGTCCACAATGTTGCTGTTCTTCCAGCACAGCGTGGCCCCGCTCTTGTCCATTTTGATTTCGTAGCTCCAGCTTGCCGCTGTCTTTCCGGTGGCTTTCGGTGTGGCATCTGCAAGCCGCTCTACACCCAGCTTTCCGTATTTCTCAAGGATCGGCCGCACGCTCCAGCTCTTGATGTGGCTGAAAAAGGTCAGGCTTTTCTTAAAGTCGCCTTTCTGCCGGATCTCAATTACCTTGCTCAAAAGCTCTTACCCCCTCGAGTGAAACTTCGCCCTGCGCTGTGCGTTCAGCGCCCGGATATGCGCCGCCTGCTCGTGTCTGCCCATCTTCTCGGGCGGCAGGTTCTCTTCACCGCAGGCCCGGATCAGTGCCAAAAGCCTGTTCAGGTGCCACTTTTCGCACTCAAATGGGATGCCGTAGCTTGCCATGGCGGCATAAAACAGGTCTGCCGTCTGGTAGCGTGCGCGCTTCTTGCCGCCTTTGCGGTCTTTAAAGGTCGCGGCCGTCATCGGGTCGCTCATATATCGTTGAATGGCCAGCCAGTCTTCCCGCCGCAGTCTTGCGTATACGGTCGGGTCCACACCCTTTGTCAGAGTCATGCATCGGACGAAATCAAGCGTTTCTTCGCGTGTTTTCTTCACGTTTTCGTCCAAGTACGGCTTGTGCCACTTGCTTTCCCATTTAGACAGGGAGAGCAGGCTGTATTCCAACCTCAAAGTTACCGGCTCGTCGTATACGAACATGTTTGTTCGCTCATCCCAGCGCTCTTCGCCGGGAATATGCAATTCCAGCATTCTTTCACTCTCCCTGTGCTGCTCTTAAATGTGCTCCTTTAAAAGGCTCCCTCTTGGATGGAGCTGGCGCGTCAGCGCCTGAAGGAGTAAAAAAAATAAAGGCTGCCCGGAAATTTCCCGGCGCAGCCTCTCTCCGCCAAAGCGGAAAAATATCAGAGCTTATCAGCCCTGTACCGATGCTGCGCTCAGTGCAGGCGCAGCGCTTGCGGTTGCGGCCATCTCCATAGCCAGGTTCTGCTTCGGCATGTCGGCGGGCATAATGCCGTTCACAAAGGCGCTTGCTTTGGCCTCGTCCGTCACCAGATCCATGTAGATCATGCTGTAGGCCGGATGTGCCTCAAACTCAGCACGGATGGTGTCGTTCTTCATGAACAGGCGGCCGTCTGTGCTCTTCTTGCCGTAGCTCTTCAGCACCACATCCTTGAACAGCTTCACCAGCTCCAACTGGCTCTTCGCTGCAATGATCCTCTGGATGTAGGCACGCATGCCGCCCTCCATACTCAGCTCCATCTCGGTGATCTCCGCCTTCGACAGGTTGAAGTAGAAGTCCTCGGTGCGCTGGTTGCCGTCATAGTCGGTATAGGAAATGGTCTTTTTCAGCATCTTAATCTCTCCTTATCGGTTCATTTTGATTTTTTCCTCTCAGCAAAGCTCGCCCCTTCGGGAGAGCTGCAAGCATCACCGGCAAATGCCGGACTGCGCGATGAGAGGGCGTTTTTTACACAGCAGCCTTTACTGCAGCGAGCAGCTCGTCCGGGGTGGGCAGCTTTGCATTCTCGCTGTCGGTGCCGTACAGCAGGTCTTCCACGGCCTTCATCTGCTTTGCGGTCAGCTCAGTGCTGTCAAACTCTGCCACCGCCGCAGCCTTCAGGTCTGCAATGTTCACAGGCACGGTATCGCACTCCCAGCTGAAGGTCTCGGCATCCGGGCTGTCGTTCATAGTCTCGTGGCTCTTCTCAGCAGGCTTTGCGGTCGCATTCCACACCACATGGATGATGTAACCGGCATCGGGGTCCTGATCGGTGCCCACCTTGGTCTGCCATGTAAAGCCGAATGCCTTGCGCTTCTGCTGACCGATGCGGATGCCCTTCACCGGGGCAGCCAGACCGTCGCAGGGTTCAAACTCGGGCGGGTACATATAGGATTCAATGGTAAAGTCGTAGTCCTCGCCGGAGATCAGGCGGGCGTACTTCATGTTGTCAGCCCACAGGTCGGTAGGTTCTGCGCCGCTGGGGCTTTCCGTCACGCCGGTCAGGCCGTTCCATGCAGCGCCATTGTCGTAGCCCTCGCCATCGGCCTTGGGGTAAACCACGCCGTGCGAAACACCGGCGTGGAACTTGCGGGTACCGTCAACGTCCCAATTCAGTTTTGCCATAGGTTTTGTCCTCCTTTATAAATAGGTATCAGTACCACACACTGAATACGTCGTGGTATAAGTTGTCCGAAATAAAATGGCGGTCATAAGAAGCCTTTGAAAGCAAACTCATGGCCGCTGTCATTTCGCTGTCCGGTTTCGTGTCGATCACGGTAACAGAATAATGGAAGGTCTGGCGGTATACGCGGTCGTCAGCCTTCGGGCTGCGGATCTTTTCCAGCTTGTAGCAGATACAAGGATATTTCATCCGCAGGTTTGCAGGCGGCTGGTAGTACACGTTTTCACTTCCGCACCGCTGTTTCACGATGCTGCGCAAAAGCGCATCCAGCCCGGAGCGTCTTTCACTCAGTTTCGTTGCCATGCCATAACCCTCCCAGCGTCAGCACGATGCGCGGGTACTCCACGCTCGCGTCCGTCACCTTCCATTTTCCGCCGTAAAGCGTCACATACCGGAGATTGCAAAAGTGCTCCTGAACATACGGGTCAGCGATGACGCTTAGCGTGTTCGCAAGGCTGATATCATCGTTCACCTTGTCGCTGGACTGGTTCCTGCGCGTGTTCCGTGTCAAGTCGCCGTAGCAGTCACGCTCTGTCACGATCTCAGAGTGCACACTCAGCTCTGTCTCCTTGGTCTCCACGAAACCAAGCTTCCCAAACCACTTGCTCATAGCACTTTCACTCCATTTTGAATTTTCTGATTACTTTTCGGCAGAAGCAGCCCATGCCTGGGTCTTCACGGTCTCGCCGGTCACAACGGTAATCACACCGGTCGCACCAAAGGCCACAGGCACCAGATAGTTTGCGTCCTCCACGATCACCAGACGGCCCTTCTTGAAGGCATCCTCGATCTCTTCCTTGGTCACAGTCTCCTTGAAAGTGGCGTCAGCGTACAGCTTGTGGTCCGCGGTCTTGCCGTAGGCCATGTAGTTTGCAACGTGCAGGTCCTTGCCCTGCTCATAGAGCTTGTTCAGCATTTTCTATCATCCTTTCCTTTGAAAAAGGCTCCCTCAATGAGGGAGCTGGCGAACAGCGCCGCCGTCAGGCGGACTGTGAGACTGAAGGAGTCTCTCATGCAGCCCACTCAATGGCCATAGCGCTGTAGGGGCTGGTCAGTGCGCCGGAGCAGCGGGTCTCGATCAGGTACTTCTGTGCATTGAAGTCGATGTCAAAGTCATCGAACATGCTCACAGCACCGCCCTTGTCGGCACCCACGGTGTAGTCGGCCAGGTTCACGATCACAGCAGCCAGGTCACCGCCCTTGGCACCCTTGCGGCCTTCCATTTCGGGAATGGTCACGATCTTGGCAACACGCAGCTTGCGGGCCAGTGCGGCCTCGTCCGTATACAGCTGGCGGCCCATGCCGTCTTCCAGCAGCAGCATCTCGGTCAGGGCATCCTCGGTGGTAAACATAGTCGGGGTGCCGCTGCCGCGGTAGTCCTTGCGGGCACGGATGGCCTGCTTGATAAAGGCCTTGTACTTGTCCTCCACGGTGGAAAGGCCGGTGGTCTTCACCTGCACCTTGATGGTAAACAGGTCGGCGTCGTTGAACACCGGACGGATGCAGTTCTCATCGATCTTGTCACGGCTTGCTGCCATGCGGCCGTCACCCAGAATGTAGGCCAGTGCCAGCTCACGGTTCAGCTTGTAGCGCATCTCGTTATGCAGCCATGCCACCACGTCAAAGCTGGTAATGTCCACCACATCGTCGCGATCCAGCTCCTGCTTCTTGTACACCGTGGTCGGGCCAGTGGAGCGGCGCAGCAGGCCGAACACCTCTTCCGTCTTGTAGTTGCCCTTCAGGTAGCCCTTGGCACGTGCATCGTCCTCGGTCAGGTCGGCGAACAGGCTCTTGAAGCGGCTGAACGGGATGTGCTTCACGCCGCCCATCACCACGCTCACCCAGTCGTCGGGCTTGTCAATGATGCGGGGCGGGGTGTCCAGCAGGTGATCTTCCGGGAACAGCCAGTCGATGTTGTCAATGCCGTGGCACAGAGCGTTCACCTCGCTGTCCTCAATGCCGGCGTTTGCAAAAGCAGCCTTCATGGTGCCGCAGGTCTTGGCGGTCTTCACCACCTTGTTGATCTCGTCAATGCTGTGCTTCAGCACGGTGCCCTTCGTGTCCTTCTCAAATACGTTCTGCTTCACGGTTTTTTCCTCCTCACCGTTAGTCTCTTCTCCGTCACGCTCTTCCAGGGCCATGCCCACCAGTGCGTGGCAGCACTCCTGCTGTTCGGGTGTCATGCTGTTGTACACCTCTTCCAGCGTCTTGCCGTCCTTCTGTTCGTCCGCCATCTTGGCTTCCTTCTGTGTTGTTTCGTCGGTCGCTGCATCACCGCTGTGTACAAGGTCGTCCAGCGGTTCACCGTCCGGGTCCAGTCCGTGGGCAATGCTCAGGCCGCCGTCTGTGTAGATGAATGCTTCGCCGCCCTCGTAGTCCTCGTCAGCACTGTGCTTCACCACCTCGTCAATCAGCGCACCCGGGTTGCAGCCTGCCAGCACAAGGCTCACTTCCTGAATAATGCCGTGCTGGACCGTGTTGCCCGTCTTCTTGATGCAGTTTGCATAGATGGAAAAAGCGTTCAGGTCGCCATTTTCCACGCAGGCCTTCGCGGTCCGGCCGGTATCCGTATCGTTGAACTTTGCGTAGCAATACATGCCCCCGGGCCGGTTCTCCAGCAGGCAGTGGCCAAGGACGTTTTCCAGATTGTCATGGTCATGGTTGTACACCATGGTCACAACTTTACCGTCGCATTCCTGGAACGCATTCGGTGCAATGGTCAGGCCATCATAGCACTTGGTCTTAGCCTTCGTGGCCCAGCCGCTGCAGTCATAATCAAACTTCGCCATTTTGATTTGCCATACTCCTTTCTACGGCTTCCTTTCCAGCCGTGATCGTTTTGTTTCTCTCAGCAATCTCCGCGTCGGATTGCGAAATGTTGCTGTTCCGCAGTTCGTCCGCCTTCGGATCCTTCGAGGGCTTCATTCCCAGCAGCTGCCGGAACTCATTGCTTGTCAGGATCTCGTTGCGGGTAAACTTGTCCGCCATCTCGGCAACAGCACTCACCGGTGCCAGCTTGAACGGGTCGCGGAAGTACATCATGCTCTCGCGGCCTTCCTTCCGGTCCTCCTCGGTCAAAAACTTTCGCTTCAGCTCGTCCACGGCTGCTGCCACAAGGGGTTCAATGGTACGGTTCTCATAGTTCGTCATCACCGCATCGCTTGCTGTACCGTTCATGATCTCCGGGGTAATGCCTAACTGGCTGTATGCCATGTTGGTCAGGTATTCCACGGTTTTCAGGAGGTTGTTTTCAAGGCTGCGGTTCAGCTGTGTAATGTGTTCCGAACCATCGGTGTAGGCAATGCCATATTTGGAGCCGGTCAACTGCCGTTCGATCTCAGCTCTCCGGTCGTCCGCTCTCTTTTTCTGGATCTCGTTGCGTACCACGTATGGCAGCTGGATGATAAGATCCAGTTTTTCAGATCCCAGCTGGTCATCCACCACGTCCATCAGGTTCAGCTTGCGGATCAGGCGCTGGATGGTGCCGTTCGGTTCGTTCATCACGGCGTAGAACGGGTTCTCGATCAGGGCCACTTCTGCTTTCGGCAGGGTGATCTCCTCTTTCTGCCCGGTCTGGTCATTGTACACTTCCAGCCGCACATCATCGGGGTACCATTCCTTCACCTTCGCCACCCGCATGGAAAGGATCTTCGCTTTGCCGGTCTCTTCGTCCACATCCACGTCCACCGGCACCAGCGCCGCCGCGCCCTCGTCCAGTACAGAGAGGAACATGTCATACCGCAGTGCCCTGCCGGTCTGGTCCTTGTTGCCGGAAAGGTTCAGACAGCAATTAAGGCCCGAATCAACGGTTTCGTCGTAGCGTCCGTTTTCATCGAGCCTTACGTGGTTGATTGTGATGCCCGCTGCGTCCATGGCAATGCGGGTATATATGGCGGTCATGATCGTGCGGTCGTTTGCACGGTTCAGCCGTACCCGGTCAGGCCGGTAGCTGCTTCCTCCGCCATAGTAGTTCTTCCCGGGAGGGTCCCGGTTCGTAAAGGCGTTCCACGCCCGTTTCAGGCGGGAGCCAACGTTTATCGCCATTTTGATTTTTCCTCCCGGTCAGTTCTTCTTGTCGTCCTGTTTTGCCTGTCCGCCACTGGCGCTGCCGCTTACAATGGCATTTGCCAGATCAGGGTTTTCAAAGGTGTTCGTCACAAACTGCTTTGCGCTGTAACTCATTGCGCCCGCCACAGCCTTAGTCAGGAACTGCTTCCCGGCGTCCTTCATCACGCTTTTCACAAAGCTCTGCCCGCCGTACACATCACTGCGCAGCTGTTTCACGTCCTTCTGCAGCTGCAGCCGTTCTTTCTCCGCTTTCAGTTCCCGGTTCGGGTCGTCCGCGCGGATGTTGGTATCCCCCTGCAGGTCGCGGTACTGCTTTTCCATCTGCAGGCGGTTGATCCGTGCCCGCAGCTCCTCGTCCGAGTAGTCCTCGGCCTTGCCACCCTTCCGCTTCGGGGCGTACTCCGTCTTTGCGGTCGCACCTTCACCGGCGTTCTCATCCCCGGCATAGTGCTTTTTTCCGGCTGCGGTCAAAGTGCCGTCCTTGTTCTGGTACCGCCGAACGCCCCACTTCATGCCCTTGATGCCTGAATGGTGGAGTGCACAGTTCTTTTTATGCTCCCACCAGTCATTTTGATTTGTCATTTACTCACCTTCTTTCGCGCTCTATTGCTTTTATTCGCGTTTATGCTATACTGGCTTTAACAGCCATTCTGTGAGGAAGGGGAATCGTGTATGTGGAGTGCTAAATGCCCCAAATGCGGAGCAAAGATCCTGTTTGAAGATGTCAACGCAAAAGTCATTCAGTGTGCGTCCTGCGGAGCACAGGTCCGCGTTAATATCAACGTGAACTATAACTACTCCAAATCAGAGCACACCGAGCATATCGTCGATGATGCAAAGATCAAGCAGGCCCAGAATGTCGATCGCGTCATCAACCTTTTTGCCTCTCCCATCGAGGAGCGACGCGCCAAAAAGAAGTCGGAAGAAGAGCGTATCCAGCGCGAAGCAGACCAAGCCGAGCGTATCCGCAAAGAGCAGGAGGCAAAAGACGCTGAAGAACAGCGTGCTTACGAAGAATGGGCCTCCGCTCAGCACGAAAAACATGCCCGCCAGGCTGGGCGCGCAATTGCCAAGGCAATCAATTACTATCGTGCCAACGAACGGAAAATCCTCATCAGCGTCGTTCTCATTGTTGCTCTTCTCGCCTGCCGCGGTGTTTACGATTCCATCAATCAAAAGCGGGAACAGGAACTCGCCGCACATCAGGCCGAGCTTGCCCGCCTGAAGGATGAAGAGATAGCCGCATCGCACCTTGCTATGGGCGAAGTCCGCATGCCAAACATTTCCATGAGCGAAGATGCCCGCGATGTCATGAAAAAGCTGCGTGATGCCGGTTTCATCAATATCGTCGATCAGCCAAAGCAGGATCTCGTTCTTGGCAAAAATCACGCTCAGTACGACATCATAGAGATCACTGTAGACGGCGCACCTTCCTTTAAAACAGGCGATTGGTACCCCCTCGATACCGAGATTGTTGTGTCCTATCATACCTATATTTTCGAGTAACGACGAAAGGAGTGCTCTGCATGACGGTCACTTGCCCGAACTGTGGTAGTGAAATTCCAGTACCAACCCGAAAGAAAAAGTCCATACAGTGTCCTTACTGCGATATGGGTGGGCTTGAACTTGACCTTGATTATTTTGATGAAGAAAGCAATCAACCGGTTACCGGATGGAGAAGTTTTGAATTTCAGCATCCGCGTGCCGCCAAAGCCGTCAAAGCAACCGGATATGCCGCTATGGCAGCAATGCTTGCTGTCGGAGGCATTGAACTTGCAAAAGATAAAATTGCCGAATTAACAACTAGTCCAGAAACCAAATCTGCTGACGAGCCTCTAATTCCAGAATCTTCTACGGACGACAGCCTGTCAGATTCATGCGTGCCTGAAGCAACAAATTCGTACATAAGTCCTGATGAGTATGACTCGGTTCTTCGTCAACACGACTTAAGCATAAGAAATCTTGGAGAAAACCGTGTTCATTCTCCTGAGAAAGAAAAACAAGCAGCTGATCTTGGAATAAAGCTTCCACCACATCAAACCATAGTAAACCCATTTCCCCAGCATCACAGGGTAAAGAAGCAAGAATCTTAATCACTCAAACGCATCCCGGTTCTGCTTCCACGCAATGTAAGCATCCATCATAGCTGCCACAGCATCGATCTTCTGGTCCTGCCGCTGCTTGTAAAGCTTCCGGTTGCCGTTGGTGTCCACCAGTGCAACGCAGTTGCCCATCGCAAACTGCATCAGCTTTTCGTCAAACAGCAGCTTCCGCTGTTCGCTCAGCTTTTTCAGCTCGCCCAGCGGCACGCTCTCGGTCCTCGCACCCTGAATTACTTTCGTAATGCCAAAGGTGCCGTTCTCCTGCCCCCAGCGCTCCACGAATTCCTGCGCGTTGTAGGGGTCGTAGCCAAACGCCCGCACGTCGTACTGGTTCTGCTGCACGAAGTTATCAAGGTCTTCATACACCTGCATCATGTCCAGCACCGTGCCGTCAAATACGAATAGTGTCCCCTCTTTCATGAACTCTTCGTACTGGTTTCTTCGGCTCACGGGCAGTTGGCTCAGGGTGTAGCTGGTAATGTAGTCCCTTGTCTTTACCCCAAAATATCCGCTTGAAAGCGGAAACAAAAACGTAAACGCACAAAAATCATCGCCCATGCTCAGGTCTGCGCCCATGGCGCACGGCATCTGCCAGTAGCTTCTCGGCCGGTGGCAAAGGGTCTCTTCATACGGAAAAAAGTATGTATACCCCTCCATCGGCAGATTGAAGCGCTTTGCAAGGATGTCGTTCCGGGCACTGGGCGATTTTTCTGCTCGTTCCACGTCCAGCTGATAGGTCTCGTAGCTCACGGTCTTGCCCAGGTTCGGATTTGCCTTCAGCCACATCTCCGGTCGGCCCACTTCCTCAATGCTGTCCAGCTTGTAGTACCAGATGGAAACGTGTGGATTGATGTACTCCCCCTTCAGGATGCTCAGCAGCTCCATTTTGATGTCGTCGCCGCATCCGTTGCGCACCGTGCCCTCGCTGCTTGCCGCAACGATCAGGTAGTTCTCGTTTTTCGCCGCGCCCTGCTCAATGGCACCAATGGGGTCTTCTCGGATGTCGCAGCTTAGCCATTCGTCCACGGTAGCCACCGTGTCGCGCCGACCCTGCAGCTTTTCAATGGTCATGGGGCGCACTTCCAAAAGGCTGTTGGTCACAAAGTTCTCAATGCCTTTCTTGGTGCTTGCCATCTTCACCCGGTCTGCTTTCGCACCGGTGGTGTTCTGCAGGCTGCCATCGGTCATGAACTTCAGCACCGGCCCCTTTGCCCGCGCCAACGCGGTGCGGAAGGGTGCCAGCACTTCCTCGGCCTGCTTCATAGTAGGTGCTGTGGTCAGCTGCTGGGTGGTGTTCGTGTTGGCGGTCATAAAGTACGCCTGCAAAAATTCCAGGTACATGGTCTTTGCGGCCGAACGTGTGATAATAAGGTACTGCTTCGTCACCAGCCGCTTCTTAATGCGCTTGGTCTCGTAGTGTCCGCCTGCCCCGTGCGGGTTCGGCACATACACGCTCCGCTCCACAAAATAGTACCAGCCAAAGATCTGCTCTGCCCACAGCTTAAAGCTGTCCAGCATCTTCACATCGCCGCCGTCAGTCAGGGTCAGCTCGTCCTCACAGAACGCGATAAAGCCGTTGATGGCCTTATCGTCATAGTAGATGCCCGGGTTTGCGATCAGGTCGTCGATCCGGTTCATCTCCATGCTGATCTCTCTGCAAACGGGGATCTCCCCGCGCATCACGGCCTCCCGGAACCGGCCGTAGTAGATCGGCGTCGCCGTGTTCGAGAGTGCCATTTTGATTTTTCAGCTCCTGTGTTACTCCTGCGTGATCTCCTCAAAGCCGCTCTTGATAAGAATTGCCTTGACCTTCTCCTTCAGCAGGCGGGGGCAGCGCTCATACAGAGCCTTTGCCTCTTCCATAGTCTCAGCGAACATAATTTCCTGTGCCCACAACTTAGCCATCATACGTACCATCCTCTCTAATTTTTGTGTGATTCGTTTAAGCATACACAATCTCCGACATTTCCATCAGACATTGCTTAAGCATCTTGCTTTCTTCTTTCAGTGTCTTGTTATCTTCCTGCAGTGCTTCCAGCTTCTCTTTAAGTGTCGGCTCCTGTTCGGGCTGGTCCGCAGGGTCAGGCTTTACTCCGCCGTCCGTTACCTCGTAGCAGCCCGGTTTATCCGCGATGCTCCACAACGTATCGCCCACAGCGCAGGCGGCATTGTGGGCGTTTACTGCTTCCACCATAGCGGTGTATGCATCGCACTGCGCCTGTGTCTCCACAGGTTTTGCAAGGGCATATCCAATTTTGATTTCCATGCTGCACCTCCTTTACTTCCAGCGACCTATGACGACAATACTTCCTTTATACTCATTTAATAAAGTTAATCCAGTAGTAGTATAGTCGTATACGCTACAATCTGTGTTTGAGCTGTAATTTATGCTCTGGCCAAGAGCATAACCGGCACCATAATTTGTGTTAGCAAATGGCACAGGAAACGGAAAATAGGGTTTGTAATTCACGCGATGCCATTCGCAGAATTTGAGCCAGCAAATCTGTGTGCCATCGGCAAAACGGATATAGCCATCACCGGAAGCTGTGATATCACTGCCTGACATCTCGTCAAGCTTTTTCTTGTCATATGCACTCATCAGGCCCGCCGCGCGCTGGGTGGCATTGCCATAGGTAGTGTTGGTTGTCGGCGGTGTGTAGCCCAATGCCGCTATGACATTGGCTTTGGTCAGGCTCAGCAGGCCGCTGACAATGGTAAGGTTCGAGCCAATTTTCACGAGGCCAAACGCACTTGCGGTTGCAGCGCCGTAGGTATGATCCGTAAACACCGCATCTGCGGGTACGGTCTTTTTCAATTCGTAGGTACACGCAACGGGTTTGCCGCCAGAAAAATACACCGGCTTGGTAGCACTGCCCGCCGTCGCAGTGTCAAGTTTTACAGCGCTGGTAGCACTGCCGCCTGCAGATGCAGAACCCGCGTAGCTGTGCGCGTGGATCTTGGCCGCAAATACGCTTTCCGCCTTGCTCTTGATGTACGCCCACAGCGTACTCATGGGCCTGCGGTGGAAGGTGGCGGTGCTGGTGCTGGTGCCGCCGCCAACGTACTGGCTCACATAGTAGTCCGCATCAGTAGGGGTCGAAGCACCGGTGGTCAGTGCGTTGATCATCGTGTTCAGGTCATCGGCGGTCTTGTTTGCTTTGTCAGTCAGCTTTTCATCCACCTGCGTGCGGGTGTAGTAGTCGCTCATGTTTACCGTCACCATGCTGTCACGCCAGGCATTGGTGTCGCGGTCCCATACCCAGATGCTGTCCGTGGTGCCCACCACAGCCCACCAGCCGTTTTCACCCACGGGCACCGCAGCAGTCAGGGCGTCTGAGGTCTCATACCAGCCCTGCGCGCCCAGCGTAATGGTGCGCACCTGCTCGAAATATTCCTTTGTGGCCTGCAGGTATTCACCGGATTTTGTTTCGCTGCCCTTCGCATTGGATGCGCTTGTGCCCGCATTGGTCTCGCTGGTCTTTGCAGCGCTTGCCGCACCTGTGGCAGTGCTGGCCGCGCTGGATGCTGTCTGGGCATCTTTTTTTGCGGCTGCTGCACTGTCACCAGCTGCGGTTTTGCTGGTATTGGCATCATCTCGCGCCGCTTCGGCTTTCTTTGCGTTGGCCTGAGCACTGGCGGCGCTGGTACCCGCATTGGTCTCGCTGGTCTTTGCTGCGCTTGCGCTGGTGCTGGCATTCGTTTCACTCGTTTTTGCGACCTTCGCACTGGCCACGGAGTTTGTCTCCGAGGTCTTTGCCGCACTGGCCGAACTGGCAGCAGTTGTTTCGCTGGCCTTTGCTGCCTTTGCACTGGCGGCAGCGGCATTCACAAAGGTCTGTCCGTATGCCTCCACTTCCGCCTTCAGCGTCGCCATAAAGTCCCGGATCTCAGAAATGTCAGTTTTTGTGTCTACCACCAGGCCTTCCAGGCATTTCGCCTTGCCAAGCGTCGTGTGGAACGCACAGTTCACCATTCCGCCAGTGGTAATAAGGCCCACCACAATAAAGAACACATCGCCCTGATACGCTACAGCATCCGCCGCCACAATCCAGTCAAATACCACCGCATTGCCTTCAGTGTGTTTGCTTGTCACCGTGTAATAGTTTTTGTCACCGTTTGCATTCTGGTAGTTGATGCGCAGGTCAAACTTTGACATATCGTATCCGCGCCATGTTTTGTTCATTCTAAATCGGATGCGGTTCGCGTCTTTATCTCCCTCAACGCCCAGCACCACACCCCGCTCCGGGATGGCAATTATGCGCAGGTCTTCGTCGATCACAAAGTCGCAGGTGCTGTACTCAGCACTCGTATCCGCCAGCTCGGCAAACTGCTTGTCCAAATCTATCATGTCACTTCACCTGCTCGATCAGTACCTTGCTCGTCACCATTCGGGCTTTGCCGTTCTGGCCCGCAAGGTACACCTTAAAGCTTTTTCCGTCAGTCACCTCATCCGGCACATTGCACTCGCCTTCTGCGCCCACAGGCACTGCATGTTCGTCGTTGAACACAGCAATTTTCTTGGCGGCGAGCCACTCCGGATCACTCAGCTCAAAGCGGCAGCGCAGATAGCCCTTGCTTCCCGCCGTAATACCAGCAAAGTCGCCGTGTTTGGCAAGCTGCTGCCCCGTCACAGCAAAAATCAGTCTGCGCATTTCTCGTCCTCCTTGTCACACGCCGTGTACAATCGCCATTCAAGCTCGCTGATAAGATTCTTTGTCGCTTCCATCGTGCTGGAACTCTGTGGCGGGTCAAACAGCATCTTCACCTTCAGCGCCGTATAGCTCTTTACAGCTTCAATGTCCGCCCTGTTCTGGCAAAACTCGCTCCATGTTGCCGTTGCATCGCTGATGCCAAAGCCCTCCTGAGGCCCAACGCCCATCTGCCGCAGGATCATCAGCACACTGTTGATGTGCATGATAAGGTCTGCATCAAACGCCGTATACTCCTCGGTCAGGCCAAGGAGTTTCTTCACCGAGGTCAGGATACTGTCCATTTCTCATCACCTCAGTCCGGGATGCATTTGTTGTCCCACTTCTTGTAGGCGTCCAGATAGGTCTCGTTCTTGTCGCCGTTGTGGGTGATCTCGTAGTACATGCCGTCAGACACGGTGGTGCTCACCAGCGCCTTCCAGTTCTGCAGGGTTTTGCTGAACCATACGATGAACACATCCTCCATCGTCAGCTTCTTGCCGTTGGTCACATCCACGTGAGCGTTAAAGTAGTCCACCACCAGCTGCTTTGCACGGTTCAGCATTGCATCGTTTTTCATTTTGTTTTCCTCCTTTTATTATTCCTCGTGGTCCATCACGCCCTCGGCTGCAATGGCCGCATTTGCCCAGAACAATGCCTCGTCCAGCTTTGTCAGCGCCAGACTACGTTCCCGACTTGGTGCAATACACCGCACCATTCCTTCTGTCTCCTGCATCTTCAGCCGCAGGTTTGTGCTGTATGCCGCTTCCGCAACATTGAATTTTCGTACAGGGTACATCTTCATTTCCTCCATGGGCAGGTGTCGCCCGGTCGTCTTTCGGCAAATGCAGGCTTTAGGATCGTATCATCTCCATAGTGGATGGCCTTGTGGGTCCGATCGCTCACGCAGATCACGTTTTCCGGGTCCAGCAGTGCGTACGAGTGCTGGAGCACGTCCTCTTTTGTCAGCGGATTCAGATGGTGGATAATAATGCGCGGCCGAATGGGCTTTCCATTTTGTATCACCCAATCCGTGATCTCGTGGTCAGAACATCCCAAATCGCACCCTGCATCCCGCACAATGATCCTGTCCCGGAACTGCCGCCACTCTCTTGACTGGTAAAAACTCTGATTTAGCCACCGGTCAAAGCCAAAAGTATCAAATCCAACTTTGCCGTGGAGCTGCAAATAATGGAAGCGGTCTTCAAAGGTCACATGCTGGCAAAGCTCAGAGTATGTCTTTCTGGGCATATGCTTAGTACCCCATACACCAGCAGACCATGGCAAATACGGCACAAATTATCGAAAGACAAATCAGCTTACCGTGCAGGTTCTCAAGACCTTCCATTTCGTCATGGTAAGCGCATACAAATGCAAAAATCAGCGTACACCAACATCCAAACCCGCCGATCCGCTTATCAACAATTTGTGGAAGCCCGACCGCGATAGCCGTCAAAAGCGACAGAATACTAGGAGGCAAATACCACCAGTACCGCTTACTTGTTGGTCGTTCTCGGTCTGTGAACAAGCATGCAAGCATGATCCACGGCATCGTCGCCATCAGCCAGAAGCAGATTTCTTCAAATGTCGTCATCATAAAAATCCTTTCTTCTGCAACATGTCATCTGTAAGCAGCATCGGTGTCCATGCAACTGCTCCGGTCAAAAGCACTGTCTTCCATTCGCACAGGATATTGCGCTTTACCAGAAAAACCGCTGCTGTAAAGTAGATAAAAAACAGCACTGCCAGAACGACTCAGGCTGCATAAGAGCTTTTAAAACTAATAGTCGGCATCATCACCTTCGTCACCTTCGTCCACGCCATTGTACTTTGCCATAGCTTTCAGCACATTTGCGTACATTTCTTTGGTGTCCTTTGCGTTTTCCAGTGTCTCGGTCTTTGCCCGGAGCAGTTTGTTTTCTTCTTCCAGTTTTTTCTTTTCAAGGTCCGCTTTCATGGTAGCCAGCTTCAGGAAGTGCGTTGTTTCTGCACTGGAAGCCGTCCCTTCTCGCAGCCTTCTTTCCACCAGCTGCATGGTCAGGTTTATCATGTACTGTTCCTGTGCTTCCGGGCTTGTTGCAGGCCGGGCCGAAGCCACAGCCGCTTCTCCCGGTGTGTTCTTCTTCGGTCTCATTTAAAGGCCCTCTTTCTTTGTTGTCTAAAATTCAGTTTTTGCAAAGGCTTATGGGTGCGGTGGCAGTGCTTTTCATTTGAAGGGAAAAAGCGAACATTCCGTATAAAGGAGAACAACACAGAATGCCCCGATGCCGGTGGAGGTCGAACGTCATGAACTCAGAAAGCTCTCAGGAGGCGCTCGCCCCATAAGCCCTTGCAAAAACTGCCGAAACCTCAGTCTACACCCCAAGGCCTCGGCAGCATGTTTAAAGCCCAAATATCAATTTTCCCTCCGGGGAAATATCAAAGACCGGCGCGATTTGAGAGGGGGGTGTCGATTTTGAGACCCCTCCCTATGGCCTTAAGCACTTTGTGCATAGCCGGTATCGTCCTTGATCTCGATTTTGAGCTTCTTGTAGATGTTAATTGGATCGTTTGCCACGATTTTATTGATTGCTTTCTCAATTTCGTAGGCATTTTCATTGTCTGTGAACTGAGAAGAGGTCTGTGCCAGCCGCATAAGCAGGCCAGACGAGTTATAGCCGTGATCCATGTCATACTGATACCACTGCTCGAACTGCTCATACGGATTGTAGGGATTATCGAACGTGGTCAGAAAGCATCGAACCATAATTCAAAGCCTCTCTTTCCTGTTATCACTTTCCAAGTGCATCATAAACGGTGGATTCAGGAACGCCACACGCCTGTGCAATCTCTTTATAAGTGTAACCGCTTCGCAACATCGCTCTCGCTTTGGTCAACTTAGCCGAAGACAACGAAGCCGTGGTTTTGGGCATTGCGCGTTTCACGATTTCATCCGAATCAGAAGAATTCAGGAACTTTGACAGCATGTTGTCGGAAATTGCGCCAGCCTGAATAGCTTCCCATTCTCTGTCGCTAAACCTGACTTTGGACTTTTGCCCACTTGCGCCGACCTTATCGCGAGCGCGCTGCATTTCAACAGAAGAAATCTTCTTGATTTCTTTCTTGTCCTCAGTGTTTTGCGGGTCTAAGCCCAGTTCCTGAATTTTGGCCTTGATGTTGGCATTGGCAATCAGCATTGCCTTGCGCTCCTTAGGTTTATTGGCCAGCATTGTGGTGTACTTGTCTTTCAGTGACATAACTTCCGCAGCATATGTCTTGGCTGCCTCAGGATCACGCTGGATGCCCTTCATGTTGACCGCCTCTTTGCGGGCCTGTGCTGCCATAGCTTTGAGCTTATTAGAGAAGTCTGCGTACAAGTTCTCCTGAATAGTGCCAGAAGAGAGGGTTCTTGCGTCCTTTGTCTCGGAAATCAGACTTACGGTATCCTCGGCAATACGCTCTTTCTTAGTCTTCGGATCGATGAAGGCACGCCCACTCTCCTTATAAATGAGTTCACCAGTTTCTTTATCCACGCGCACGCTACCACGACGCTCAGGCACACGGATGGTCTGCTTGCGCCGAGACAGGAGCGTTGATGCGCCACCATAATGCGTAGTACCGTCCTCATCCACACGGATTTGCCACTTTTCTTTCAGTTCCTGGATACCGTTCTCCCTCTCAGAGCGTTTGTAATCCAGCTTGTGCTTCTCTGCATCGATAACAACCATCGAATGCTTGACAGCACGAGCCAGTTCCTCTTCAGACGCACCACGAAGAGTCATGTCCGTGATGAGGTTCGAGATAACACCCATTTCACGCTGCTTCTCTTCTTTTTTCATGAGACGCACATTGTTGGGATTGCCTTCAGGAACTGCATATGCAGTCTTGGGGTCAAAACCTTTCAACTGTTCCAACGGACGAGTAGATTTAATGGGCACCTTATCGCTGACAGGAATCGCCATAACGGTATCACCATCGAAGTCTGCACCGGACAAACGCTCTGCCACCTTGGCATTGATGCCGATAGCATCCTGAATCTGTCCAAGATTGCGCTTGCCGCTGACATTTTTGTTGTTGACAGTAACAATCGGAATCTCAAAGGTGCCGGCATGAGGATAGCGAATCAGTGCAAGCTGTGTGCCATTCTCATAGGTCGGACAGTAAGCTTCCGTTTCCTTGATTCGGTTGATAGGCAGAATAACCTTAGTTGATTGCCCCGGAAATGCCGATGCTTTCAGTGTCATGGACGTACCTTCACAGGTATCGGCAAAGTCGTTCAGCAGCTTCTTTTTAACAGTAGGATTATCGTAGTGCATGATCTCATCATGCTGCGCCTGATAATCCGCAATTGTAAGCTTCAACTGATTCTCGATAAGCTTCTTGGGCTGCTTGGACAGGAACTGCGAAGACACATTTCGGGACATGGTATCCCAATCGCCTTCCTCTTTCAGCTTGTTAATAGGAGAAAGATGCTCCTTTCCATCAGAACCGATGTATGTACTCTGGCCATTGGCTTTGATGGCTGCACCAAATGGATTGTCCGGATCAGCTTTCGCTTCCTTCAGAACCTTCATTTTGGGCGTACCGGAAGGTTTGTTGGTGTTGAACATGATGTCCACACCATCGGGAAGATCATCCGAGTAGACAGCCATGCCTTTCAGATAGTGGTCACCATCGACAAGGATACGAACCTGCGCATAATGACTCTTACCAAGGTCAAGATCTGGCACGCCGCGGCGAATTTCCATGACACCATCTTTGTCTAGGCCACCTTCATCGCCATACCGGATGGCAACACGGCTGGAATCCAGACTTGCAGGACGCTGAAGCTTCTTGAACGTATCACCGCCATCGTCAGAATGATAATCGCCGAGCGAATCAATCTGATCCTGATGCTGATAAGCATACTTCTGGTCGAATTCAGGCTTAGCCAACACCGTAATGTTAGTCTGCTGACGGATGTTGGTCGGCTGACGGATACCTACGCCATAACGTTTGTAACCGTATTCCGCTTCCAACGTATATGCAGCGTCGTCAAGCTCAGATTGCGACACACCCATTACAAGATTGGCACCTTCGGAAATATCGATCATGCCTTTCTTGTCCACTTCTTTTTTCAACGTGTCAGCAATATTCTCTGCACGCTGCGCTTTTTTATCAGCAGTGCCTGCATATTTTGAGCGCACACTGGACTCGCTCATACCAAGCTTTTCACCGATGGCTTTCCAGCCGAAACCCTGTTCCTTTAAAGCAGCGATTTTCTCATACTCAGATGCCTTGCGCTCATGGATTGCTTTACGTCGAGCCACTCGAAATTCGGTAAGACCAAGCTGGTACTCCTTGGGAAGAGTGCTATTGATTTGATCTAAAATTTCATTCTCGGACATGCCCTTCTTCTTGAGCGTTTCCACACGAGACAGAAAGTCACCAGAGTGCTGATAAGGATTATCACCGGAACCCCAAGGATAGCGGCCGGAATGGCGCTTTGTGCCGTAATGCTCCAAAATATCAGAGTCGGAACTCGTGCCGTAGTAGTTTTTAAGGTCTTTCTCAATTGGATTCATAACGCTGCTCCTTATCTCAGATCCGCAATGATTTTGTCAAATTCTTTAATCTTTTCGATGATGGGATCAATGATATCTGCCGTCGGTGTCTCGATGAGAACATCATCATTTTGGTAAATGCGATTTTCGATAAGAATATCTTTTGGTTTGACATGATACTCCATGCAGAACAGCGCATCATAAATAAAGAGCTGCTCCATATGTGCTGGAACAGCTCCTGTTTTAAGATCATGAATACGAAGAAAATTATCTTTGTCGTTAAATGCAATGGCATCTGTAGTACCAAAACAGTTTTCGCTGTAAAACAAAACCTGCTCGGGGTCCATACGGAAGCCAATTGCATCGTTGACATATGCGTTGAGGGTTTTCTTGCTCTTCGGGAGCTTTTGCTTCAGGTTAATGCACTCTGCAGCAAAAGCATGAAGCCGAGTGCCTTTCTCCTTTGCTTGACAACTCATGAAAGCATCCACCAGGCGTTGAGTATCATAGTTCAGCCAATGATACTTACTTGCGCCCAGAAAGGCGTGCTGCCCAACGAGCCTGGAATGATCGTTCCATTGCATTGAGAACTTCCTCCTTGTTCTCAGGATAAATGAAAGCGGCAAAGCTCATCTCATTCATCTGACGGACATAATAATCCTGATTCGGACGATGAGGTGCATTTGCTGAGCGCTTGCCTTCGAGTGCTGCCCAGGTGGAACCATACAAAACCAAAAGGTCAGGATGCCCCTGCACCTCGTTCGGGTCGAGATGGACCACTACACAGCCGGGAAAGCGTTCTTTCAGTTCTTTCGTCAATCCCTGTTTGAATTTGTTTTCGAGCATGATAAAAAACCTCCAAAATAAAAGGAATAGTGCGTTCAAGACGCGTTCTATTCCCCCCATAAAAGGGCATGTTTTTATCGCGTCAGTTTTTGCTAATTTTTGCAAGATTTTATTATTTTCGGGCAAAAGAAAAGCCCCTGCGTTGTTAGCGCAGAGGCAGATCTTATTTACTGTATCAGTCGTACCACTCAGGTTCTGGTTCAAGGTCATCGTCTGGATAGCTTGCTTCCTCTGTCGGAGATGACAAAAGATCTATGTCGTTATCATCGATATGATCTCCGCATTTCGGGCACAGCCATTCATCATCATGATGCACCATCTGGCAATGACAGTTCCAACACCAATGTTCGCCTGTTGGTTCATCATAGCCGGGAGTATGGAGAACACGGTAGTCAAACGATCCGTCTGGATGCTTCACCCATAGCACTGGTAGACCAAGTTCCAATGTAGTGTAGATCCAAACTTCATCGCCATTTGGAAGAACATCTCGCCCTTCAAAAGAGTAATCGTGCTCGCGCCAATTTTTTGCAAGCGCATCCATATAGTTCATATTTTTCACCTCGCACTTCATTAAAGGGCAGTACGTCTATTTAATGCAGTTCTATATTACACTGTTAGGGGATATAGTTCAAGGTTAAAATATTGTAACATTTTCCGGCTCGATAAGACGTTAAACTTTTGCCGTGGCCAAAAGCCCGTTTTTTATCCTTAATTACTATATATAAAAGATCGGAAGAGCGTCGTGTAGGGAAA